ATGGCCTTTGTTCGTGAACGCAAGCGCAACGACGGAACGCCCTACTTTTCGGTGACCTACCGCCTCGGTGGACGGGGGTCACGACAGTCGTCAACGTCGTTCCCAGACCAGAAGCAGGCCGACAGGTTTTGCGCCCTGGTGGACGCGTATGGGCCAGAACGGGCGATGGAGCTTGCCGGCATTTCGGACACTCCACAGGGCGGAACGGCGGCTCTGACGGTGGCCGAATTCCTTACTCAGCACATCGACGGTCTGTCCGGTGTAGAACGCAAAACGGTCACCGAGTATCGGCGATACGTTCGCAACGACATCGGCCCCGCGCTCGGGGCGCTGCCACTGGGCAAGCTGACGCGCGCCGACATTGCCGCGTGGGTCAACGCCATGCAAGAGGCGGGCGCCAAGACGGGCACCATGCAGAACAAGCACGGGTTTCTATCCGGCGCGCTAAAGCAGGCCGTTAAGGACGGTGATCTGGCCGCGAACCCGTGCGACGGCGTGAAGCTGCCGAGGACCGAGGAGCGCCAGACCGTGTTCCTGACCCGTGACGAGTTTCAGATACTCAAGGGATCGTTCACTGAGCACTATCAACCGTTGGTTGAGTTCCTGGTGGCGTCGGGCTGCCGATTCAATGAGGCGGTAGCGCTCAGGCCATCGGACGTGGACCGCAAGGCGGGGACGGTGCGGATCGCGCGTGCATGGAAACAAGACGGCACGCGTTACGAGATGGGTCCACCCAAGACCCAGAAGTCGAACCGCACGATCAACGTGCCCAAAACGGTCCTCGATCAGCTCGATTACACGCGCGAGTGGCTGTTCACGACCACCAAGGGCGAGCCGATCCGCCTGTCTACGTGGCGTACGAACGTCTGGAACAAATCACGCGCCAAGGCGCAAGCAAAGGACGAGGGTAGCCCGGACACCCTGGTGCTTGGGAAGTCGCCCACGCCGCACGATATGCGCCACACGTGCGCGAGCTGGATGATTCAGGCGGGGGTGCCGCTGCCTGTCATTCAGGCGCATCTAGGCCACGAGTCCATCACTACGACGGTAGACCGCTACGGGCACTTGGACCGGACGAGTCACGCGGCTGCCGCTGACGCGATTGCGAAAATGCTTGAGTGACATCGCTAGTGGCAGCGAGAGGCCGCCGGTAGCCTTATGACCCGGTAGGTTCGGGGGCGAACGGGGCTACTTTCGGAATGGCGCGCAATGGGTGCGTCAGCAGCATTCGCTAGAAAGACACCACCGCGTGTCCGGTTCACATCTCATGAGTTACGCCGACGTGGAAGCAGAGTTCGGCATCCCCATCAACACCCAGAAAGACTGGCGGGCCAAGAGCAAAGGCCCACGATCCGGCGTCATTGCGGGACATGTGAAATACCGGCGATCCGACGTACTGGAATGGCTCGACGGAGAGCTGTCCAGGACGGCCAAGGGTGGCATCGCCAAGCCTGTTGTCGATTTCTCGCCATTGGGCAATCGGTCGCTAGCTAAGGTCTAGGACGATTTTGCGGCTTGACCAGCCACTTTACGGGCGCCCGTAAAGTGATGACCTGCAATTTTATTGGCGCCAGTAATTTTCTCTCGTGGCCCCACGAAAGTTGCACGCTCCGCTCAAAGTCTGGTGAAGACTTCTAAAGTCGTTTTGTTATTATAAAAAATGTGGGGGAGAGGTCTACCCAAAATCAGAAAGGGGGGATAATGAGCATTGATCTTATGAGCCTAAATGAAGCTGCGGATTACCTCGGTTTGACGCCAGCGGCACTGCTCGCTAAGCGGCACCGAGACACTGGCCCAGTTTCGCACAAGCTGGCTGGTCGCGTTGTTTATGAAAAGGCAGCTTTGGACGATTATATCTTTTCGGAGTTGAGGCGCACGCGGCGCGGCGGCGCCTAAGCATTGGCATTTACTGGCGCCCGTAAACACGCTGGTAAAAGCGGTTTCGCGGGAGCAATGGGGGCGCGCATAGGGCGTGCAGCAAAGGGATTCGAGTTGGGGAGTTTTAGCAAGCTGCAATGGATGGATGCGGTTCGGCGGTGTGCTGAGATCACCGCAGAGCGGCGCATTGTCATCCTGCATATCGGCGCTACGGCAGGCCCGGACGGCACCGACGCGTGGCGCAGCAATCAGCAGGTTGCCGCCGAGGTCGGGGTGTCTGTGGACACCGTTGCGCGGGCACGGCGAGACGGAATCAAGCGCGGCTTATGGGTTGAAACGCGGTCCTCGCGTGGTGGGCGTGGGGAAGCGGGTCGCTCGGCTGAGTACCGGCTAACGATGCCCGAAAAGGGCCGCACGCGTGCGGATGATTTAGGCGAAAAGGGCCGCACCACTGCGGAAAAAGGGCCGCAGGAGAGCACGGAAAAGGGCCGCACCGCTGCGGCCCCCTTCGGTTCTTCTTCGGTTATCTCTTCGGTTGACCCGTGGGGACCACTTAACGACGAGGCCAAGGGCAACGTCGATGACATTTTTGCAAGGGGAGCGTAAGCAGTGAGGCTGAAGAACGATCACGTGGACAACCGGCACCGGATCAGCATCAACCAACGCCGAGACAAAGACGGCAACCCGACTGACGGGCTAGTCATCACCCAGGCGCGCGGATTCATCCTCATGAGCCGCGAGGAATGGCTAGAGCTACGGGAACGCGGAGACGCCATCCTTGGCATCGACCAGCCGACACCACGCAAAAGGTACTTAATGGTCTAAATAGGCCCTAGAAGCCACACAGACTGACGAACCCCGGCGCCTCGCCACCATCCTGTAGGCGCCGGGGTATTCGTCATTTACGGAACAAATCAGGGGGTAATGCGCGCATGGCAGTAACGGTGCTTACGAAAAGCGTTCGGATAACACGCGACGACGAAATAGATAGGAGCGGTGTGCCCGCTCCGGCGGCGAGCGAAATGCCTTCATCACTACTGAGGGAGCCCGTCAAATGCTACGCGCCACGGCATGAATGCGAATGCTGCCCACGCTGATGGCAACCCTAGACATACAAGCGGAGCGTGGTAAGCCTTACCGCGTTAGTCGGGGTGTAGACGGCGTATTTCACGTAGGCCGCGAGTCCAGAAAGGGTTACTTCAATAGGGTGTCATTCACCAAGCAGGACGTTGTGAATGTCACGAACGCGCTAATCGACTTAATTGAGGCAACCCCGTGAACCGGCCATGTATCGGCTGCGGCTGCCTGATCCCTAGCGGCTCGCGTTGCGCCGACTGCCAACGCCCGCTAAACAACCATTACCAACGCGGACGCAAGGGGCGCACTGCCTCGGACTGGCGGTGGCGCAAGCTAAGCGAAAAGCTAAGGCGGCTTAGCCCGTTCTGTGAAAAGTGCTTAGCGACAACCGATCTAACCGTCGACAAGATCATCCCACTAAGTGAGCGGCCCGACCTCGCGCACGAGGAACTGAACCTAAGGGTGCTGTGTCGAACCTGCAACTCAGCGCGCGGCAACACATGTACCGACGCCGAACGCCAACACGTGTTAGACGTAATCGCCAAACGCGCTAGCCGTCAGTCCTCGGTGTCGTCGTAGTACCCAGCAGGACGAACAGGGTGATTGGCGCAGTCCACGTTTGGGCACCGACAATTCGTCACCTGCAACACCTTGGAAGTGGACTCCTCAAGGAATCTGCCGCACAGGTAGCAATGCTGTGAAGTGGTTTCCCACATGGGTTGCTCCTGTCTCCGGGGGTGATTACAGATCGTCGGGCGGTACGAACTGATCACTCGCCGGATCGCACTTCGGGCAGCACCGCTCCTGGCGCTTGTCGTAATGACGAGTCGTGCCACGGGAGTCCTCATAAGTGGTTCGAACGGTGCGCTCCATAATCCGCTCGCCGAACTCGCAAACAGAATCAGTCGGCAGCCAGGCGTGCGCGTGTACCTGCTTAGTGTCCATAGACGGGACGGTACGCCGCAGGGGTGACAAAACGCGCTAAGCGGGTACGCGCTACTCGTCGTAGAACTCGGCGGGGTTCCATTGCCAGTTGTTGTCGCACTCTCGACCAGGGCATTTAAAAAGCCAGTACCCCTCGAAAAAGTTATCTTTCGGCGGTACCCACATGGTCAGCATCCTTGTTCCGCATTTAGGACATGAGACAACTGGCGGATTAGGTACGGACATGTCTTGATTCCTACTCAACTGGCAGCGTCCATCGATGTTTCTTGAAGAACCGATTCGGAATCAACTTCCGTCCCGCCTGTGTCTTCTTGAGGAGATCAACGACCGTCTCAATATCAGCGGGCGTCATACCAAGCTCGCTAAGCCTTTCCCGAACTAGTGGAACGGGTGCGCGCTCAGACGACCAACGGTGCCGAACATTCATCATGTCGGCCTTGAACTGCGCAACCTGGTGCGCTTGCAGACGGTTGCCGTAACCGTGCGCTGTCTGGGCAACGAGATCGAGAATCTTCTCAAGATCATCGGGCAACTTCTCGCCCACGCTCTAACGCCCTGATTCAGCCGCACACGCGGCACAACACCAACGCGTAACCGGGGTGCTGCTCGTCGGCTCGCGACCCTGAAACTCAAGACGATCAAACACCCGCGCGCCACGCTGGCAGTAGCCACCAGTCGCCCGCCGCCGCAATCGAACTGTCATGACCCAAACGCTACGACGACGGTCTGACAAAAGCCGCACCACCACGCCGAACGCGCTTACAGGCGCCCGTAAGCGCATCCGCTGGGGGGAGCCCCGATCGGCTCGCGTCCCTCTTCTCGTACGGCCAGCGCATACGCGTTCGTTAAAGCCGTTTCCGCAGCTTAAGCGCCAAAACCTAACCGACTTCACTGCCAAACCGGTCTGATCCAACTTTGCGCGATCCCGCAAAGTGGTCCTGACCTGCACAAATACAACTTCATAGGGGGTGACCCGTGCGGCTTAAGCCTGTTGATGACAGTCCGCTACCGTGGCGCCCGCGCGGTCTACCGAGTGAGCGATTCGCGCAGTTCTGCAAGCGTTTCCTGCGCGTTCCGAAGGGCTTCGGGCGCGGGCAGCCGGTGGCTCTGCGGGGCTGGCAGGTCGAACTTGTCGGTTCTGTGATCGACGCCGATCCTCAGCCGCGTTTGGCCGGTTGGATGATCGGACGCGGTAACGGTAAGAGCAGCTTGCTTGCCATGTGGGCGGTGTTCCACCTATTCACGTACGGCCAGGGGGCCAGCGTCGTCGTCTGTGCGCGCAGCCAGGAACAGGCGCGCATCATTTTCAACATCGCGCGGACGTTGGTCGAGCAGTCGCCGGAGCTTAAGGCGCGGGTTCAGATCGCCAAAGAGCGCATGTACATCCCGGCGGCGTACAGCAGTTTCGATTGCCTCGTTTCTGAGCCGCAGTCGCTAGAGGGCTTGGACTTCAGTCTTTGTCTGGTTGACGAGATCGGCGTGACGCCATCGGAGACGGTGGACGTGCTGATGCTGGCTCAGGGAAAGCGGCCTACATCCACGTTGGTAGGCATTGGGACGCCACCGGCTGATCCTGAGGGCGGCGTGCTTCATACGTGGCGGGCGCTTTACCGGGAGTTGGGCGACGACTTCATTGTGTGGCGTGAGTTCTCGGCTGACGAGTTCCAGCATCACGACATGCTTTGCGAGCACTGCATCCGGCTCGCGAACCCCGCGTACGGCGACTTCTTGGCGATGGACGCGTTCGTTACGGCGGCTAAGACTGCCACGAGCGAGGCCGCTTACCGGCGGGCGCGCCTGTGCCAACTGATCGCTAGCAATGAGCACCCGTTCATCAATGCGGATACATGGGATTCCCTCACTAGTAGCGAAGGCATTCCGGACGGTGCCGATGTGGCTATCGCCCTGGACGGCAGCCTCAAAGACGACTCGACGGCTCTTGTCATCGGAACCGTGGCCCTCAAGCCACATTTCGACAAGGCCGGTGTGTGGGAGAAACCCGCAGACGACGACGGTTGGCGCGTACCTGTGGTGGCCGTCGAGGACGCTATTCGGCAGGCTGCCAAGCGGTGGCGTGTCCGCGAAGTAGCTTTTGACCCGTACTTGTGGACGCGATCGGCTCAAATCTTGCAGGCAGAAGGCCTGCCAATGGTGGAGTTTCGCCAGTCACCGGCCCGGCAGACTGCCGCAACCAATGACTTGCACAGCGCGGCGGTAAACGGACGGTTCACGCATTCGGGTGATACCGATCTAAGGCGGCACGTGCTAAACGCGACGGTGTTGGAGTCCGATAGGGGCATCCGCATCGCCAAGACTTCGCGGTCTAGAACCGCCGGCAAAATCGACCTCTGCACAAGCCTGATGATGGCGCACTCTCGCGCTACTTGGCTTGCCTCTCAACAGAAACCGCGTAGGCGAACGGTGTCGTTCGCAGCTTAGACGTGGAGAAAGACAACTGAATATATGAGTTCCGATTTGTTGGTCGAGCTTCTACAGGCTTTGGACGGGCCGCAGCACCGCTATGCGGAGCTGGACCGGTATGCGTCTGGTCGGCAGGCGCTCGCTTACTTGAGCCCGGAGGCGCGGATTGCGCTACCGGCGCTGAATCGCATCGTCTCGAACATTCCCGGCCTTGCCGTTACCTCGCTCGCGGAACGCCTGGTGGTTACTGGGTTTCGCGGGGCTGATGTGTGGGACGACTGGCTAGCGAACGACCTGGATCAGCTGAGCACCGTGTTGCACCGGGAGGCACTAACTTTCGGTGACTCTTACGCGATCTGTTGGGCTAAGCCTGGTGGCTCACCGCTGGTAACTGTTGAAAGTCCGCAGCAGGTCGCGGTCATTAAAGACCCGGCCACGCGGGAGGTCCAAAGCGCCGTTAAGCGCTGGCGGACCAAGACGCAGACATTTGCAATGGTGTACTTGCCAGACCGGATCGAGCGGTGGCGCGCGAACACTGCTGGCGCGGCTACGTCAGCATTCGGGCTTGTCGAGACGTTGCCCAATCCGCTTGGCGTTGTGCCGGTTGTCGACTTTTGCAATGCGGCGCGCATCCTCGGGTGTGGACGCTCTGAGCTAGACGACTTGATTCCGCTATGCGACGGGTTGAATGCGACCCTTGCCGGTCTTGCTGTGGCTCAAGAGTTCACGGCGCGGCCTCGGCGCTGGGCTACGGGTATCGAGCTGGTAGAGGTTCCTAAGCTCGACGCTGACGGTAACCCGGTGCTCGACGGCAACGGCAATCCCGTGATGGAGACGGTTAATCCGATCCCCGAAGGCAACCGGGCCATGCTGGCTGAGAGCGACCAAGCGAAGTTCGGGCAGCTTCCCGGCGCAGACCTTGCGGGCTACGAGGCGGCTACTCGCATCTGGCTACAGCAGATCATGGCCGTGAGTGCTCTACCGGCCCATATGGTCGGGATTACCACCGAGAACCCGAGTAGCTCAGAGGCTATTCGCGCGAGTGAAAGCGCTTTAACTGCGCGTGCTGAGCAGCGCCAGGCGGTGTTTGGTCGCGGCTGGGAACAGGTTGCGCGGCTGATGGTCGCTATCCGTGATCACGTTGACGTTGATTTGGTGACGGTCAAGGTGCAGTGGCGTGACCCGTCGAGCGCATCTGTCGCTGCTGAAGCCGACGCGGTTAGCAAGCTGTTGACGCTGAACGCGATCTCCAAGAGCGAGGCGCTTCGCCGGTTGGGCTATTCCGATGATCGGATTTTGGCGATTCGAGACGAGATCTACAACGAAATGCAATCGGAGTCTCACGCCAAGGCAGACCCGGCCCTCATGGAATACAACTCACAATTCTCGGCTGATGCCCAATTCAGAAAAGGTGTCAGTGAATTTATGAAGGAAGCGGCATGAGCGGCGTAATTTCGGGGCTAGGAGCCCCGCAGGTTGACGAAACGACCGAGACTAATCCCGGCACCGTGGACAAGCCCGATGATGCGCCAGGCGCGCAGCTAGGCGATACGGATAAGCCAACTGACGGCGATACCTTTCCGCGTTCCTACGTGGAAGACCTTCGCAAAGAGAACGCCGACTACCGCAATCGTGCCAAGGTCGCTGAAGACCAGGCCGACAAGCTGGCACGCAGGCTTCACACGGCACTAGTGACAGCCACGAATCGACTCGAAAATGCTGCTGATCTCGCCTATGACGCCACGCATTTGGACGACGAGGCACAGCTTAAGGCGGCGCTTGATGCGCTGCTGGTCGATCGGCCCTACATGGCCAAGCGTGCCGTTAGGGGTGACGCGGGTCAGGGCAATCGCGGCGGCGCCGATGGCGGTGTGAATCTGCTGGAAATGCTAAAGGGTGTCCGCTAGGCGCCCGGCGCGCTAAATATTTTCACCCCGCCCTGGTGGCGGGTAATAACTGAAACCCAAAATCGAATAAGGAATAACTTAATATGGCTATTGAAGTCACTAGTGGTAATACCACTCTATTGCAGTCGCAGGTCGCAGATATTCTCGTTAATCCGCTCGCGCAGGAATCAACGTTTCTGGCGGCGGGTCCGCAGATTTTCGACACCAGCGACCAGTTGCGAATCCCGCGCGTCGCGTCCGGTGTCACTGCTGGCTTTGTCGGTGAGGGCGCGCAGATCACCGATGGTGACGTGAGCTTTGATGAGGTCACGTTGCTGCCGTCCACGCTTAAGAGCCTTAAGGTGCTGGTCCGTTTCTCTAACGAGATGGCGCGGCAGTCTGTTGTGGCTCTCGACGCAACGCTTAAGACGACACTTGTCACCAACGTTGCCGAGGCGCTGGACGCAGCACTGTGGGACGGCGCGGGCACGTCGAACACGATCAAGGGCATTTTCCGTCAGTCGGGTATCGCTACCGGCACGCTGGACTTGACCGACGCTGACAGCCTCATTGACGGCATGGCGACGGCACAGGGCAATCACGTCAGCCCAACGCATTGGGTGATGACCGCAGCCAGTTTCGCCAAGCTGCGCAAGCTTAAGGTTGGCACGAGCGATGCCCGGTACATTTTCGACCCGTCCACCATTCAGGACGGATCAGCGTTCCGGCTGTTCGGGTTGCCGGTGATCATCACCGATAACATTCCTGCGGTATCGACGAAGAATCGCGTTGCCCTGGTGGACTTTTCCAAGGTTGCCGTGGCCCGCGATCTAGACGCCGAGGTCAAGATTCTGGATCAGACGTGGGGCGACTACGACAGCGTGGGTATCCGTGTTGTCACCCGTTACGACGTAGGCCTGTTGCAGGCTAAGGCCGTCACACTGCTAACCGAGGCCTAAGCGATGGCAGCGCCGACAGCAGATGATCTGGCGGCGTTCATGGGCCGGGAAATCAACGCAGACCAGGCCGGGGCAGTCCTACAGATTGTCTCGGCGCTGGCCGCGAGCTACACCCGTGGGGTTGGGTTCACGGCGGGGGAACCGGATAGCGACGATATCCGGGCCGTGATCCTGACCGCTGCGGCACGGCGGCTCACCGACCCAACGCAAACCGTCACAGATCGCACAATGGGACCGTTCCGTACGTCTTACCAAACCGTTGACGGGTGGACGACATGGGAGCTTTGCGTTCTCAATCGCTACAGGGTTAGAGCGCTGTAGCGCATAGGTTTACACCCGGTTCGCCGGGTGGGCCGAGCGGTTTTTTGGACTGCGCGGTAGTGGTATGGGCACCCTGGTAGTCAAACTCTCCAAGGGGTGAAACGGCCATTAGCTAAGCCGGGGTGCACCTGCCAAACGTGTCGGGCAATCATGCCCGGCGCGCAAGTAAATCAACGACTGATCCCTATGGGCAGTGACCGTTGACAAGCTTGCAGCTTGACGAAGTATGTGACAGGCGGGGCCGTGTGCTGGGGGTAGTTGCCCGGCGTCATGCGCGGCCAGCGGTTCGGTCCCGGTGAGACCTTAGGAAGCCTCACCGGGCCGACCCGTGCCGAAACCTTCGATACCTTCGCCCGGTTCATACTCGTTTTCTAGCCAGGCCTCGTACGCTGCCGCCTCTTCTGGTGTCGGATTAGTGTCGCTCACCAGGAAATTTTACCACCTTCCCGGTAGTGGGAAAGTGGTCAACATACATCCTATGTACTCTAAATCAACTGTGTAACAACAGTTTTCGAGTGCTCCATGCTTGACCGGGCGCCCTGGACGTGCCAACATCTCAGGCCATGACAACTGCGCTACGACTCGTACACTCCGCAGGCCACAACGACCAACCACTCGACGCCCTAGAACGCTACGAGCTGTACATGCGCGGACGCGGACTGTCCGAACGCACCATCGCGGAAAGCCTGCAATGCCTGGCGCGACTGCAATTACACGCCGCGTACCCCGTTGCCAGCGTGACGGCGCTAGACATCGTTCGATTCCTCGGACAGCGGCAACTCGGTGCAGCGTCCAAGAACACTTACTACGGCTATCTGTGGCGGTTCTACTCGTGGCTATCAGTGACTGACGACGTACCTAACCCAATGGGCGCACCCACCCGATGA